AAAGTGTTTTACCCACAGTTTCCAAGATAGTGTTTAGTTCTTCGTGGTCAGCGTTTGTTTGACCAAGACTTGCTTTATGTGCGACAGATATTGCCTTCTTAAGAATGCCTGGCTTTACTTCCAGTTCTTCTGCGATAGCTTTCACAGTATCACTTAGACCCTCACGTAGAGTATCAATCTCATGTAGGACTACCATGCCCTCGTTGATAAGTTGAGTCAACTTAATCTTTTGCTCTCCGGTAAACATTTTACTACTCATAGTTTCTCCTTGTTAAAGTAATTAGTATACATGCCTTGTGTAGAAAAGTCAAACATTTTACTGCCTTTCTACAATCTTTTTAACCACAGTATGTAGACCTGGGTTAATATGTAATGCGTGTGGCATTAAATGTGTGCGTACATAGTTACGCATATATTTTGTGTCATCATTGCTATTGTCGTGACACCAGTTGATAGATTTGCGTTCGCACCAGTTTGTGAATTCACTTTTGTTTGTTGTTAGAAATGGTCGTACTACGTTGTTTCTTTTTGATGGGATAACTTTTGGTTGCCCGTGAAGTGATGACCAAATATATGTTTCTACACAGTCATCTAAGTGATGACCAGTAATGACTGGTCCTAATGAATCGCCAAAGCCATCTAAGAAGTCATAGCGTTCATTACGCCAGTGTTCTTCTGTGCTAAGTTCTTTGGGTTTAGTATTCTTAATCAATCCAATCATTAATGGAAGATTACGTTCGGTACAGAAGTGTGCAACAAATTCCAATGCTCGTTCGCTATTCTCTGTGCCATGATGGAAGAAAGCACAAGTTACATTGTGTTTTTGAGAAAGGAAATCTGTAATAGCAACAGAGTCAACGCCACCACTAAGTGCGACAACAATATCTTTTGGCAATGGAAAGAGTAGTTTTAGCATCTATGCATTATAGCATAGATTTATCTTTATTGAAAGATTTCTGGGTGATCTTTGCCAAATATTTTCATGGCTTTGCCCGCTGTCATATCTGCTAGCATTTCAATTGGGCTACCTGGATAGCTGTCACCTGGCTTAATCATATTCAATTCACCTTGACGTACATGGGTAAGTTCATGATAAACGGTACGCATAATGTCAACCATATTACGATTAGCAACATATACCCAAACGCTGTTATCATTCTCTGAATGACGACCTGTGTGATGCCCTTCTTGTGCTTCTTCTGTGTTATAGCTAAATTCAAAATTGGGCGTAGATTGCAGATTTAGTTCTTTGCTAGCCCAAGCTATGAATTTCTGCATGATTGGGTTATCTTCTAAGAAGTTTGGTTCATCATTGGCTTCATCTAATTTATCCTTGATCCAATTATCAGGATTTTTGTGAAATTTCTTTACGAACAAGTCATGCAATGCTTTACCAGTAATACGATGCTTACTAGCGATATTCTGCATTAGTTTGTCAATGGTATTGTAGTCATGTTTTTCTAATGACGGCAATCTTTTCGCCAATTCAAGTGCAGCGGATTCAATAATGATATGTTCTGTAAGCATTTAGTATTTATTCAACTAGAGTTGGACCATCTATTAACTGATCATCTTCATAAGTAGAAACTGTTTTTACTTTTAATTCTGACCAATACTTAGTTAGCAATGCCGAAAGTTCGGGACTAGGGCCATTGTCATGAATTGCCTTTTCTTCGGCTGATCCATTTGTCAACACCCATTGATAAAATGATATAACTTCCGTGCCGTCTTCCGTTTTAAATACAAATGATTTACCCATACAAATACTCCTGTAACAGCAGTATTTATCAAAAGTCAGATTTTTCCTAAAATCTGATTATATATAAGTTTTGCTATTTGTTTATGCCCTAATAAACTAGGATGAGAATCATTAAACTTATCCAATCCCTCATATTCATATTTGGTTGCACTTACCCAATTAAAATTAGTTAGAATTAAACTTTTAAAAGGTTCCGGATAGATATTTTCAGACATTTTGTTTGGGATAGGACTTATGGGATATGCAGAATATATGTCCCAAAAGAAATATTTAATTTTAAATTTATCAAAGAAATAAGCAAGAGCGGTCATTTCAGTAATTGTTCGGTACATTGATTCAATATCAGTATAAGTTTCAAACCGGCGTTGAGACTGTTTCAATTGTTCCTTATATGGAATATTTTTTTCAACACGATTGATGCACAAATCTATTTTTACCTTAGCCCACCTATTTTCAATATTTTCTATCTTGTTGGCTACATCTAAAGGCGTATAGTATTCATATCTTGATGTATCAGACCATTGAATTACTGCTACTGTATTTTTTAAATCTTCTGGATTTTGAGACAATATCCAATTTAACGTAGTTCTTACTAAACGTTGATTACTTCCACCGCCCGCTGCTAAATTTATTGTTTTTTTAGATCCTAACATATTTCCCAAATAATAGGGCCAAACACTAGCATATCTAACATCATCTAAGCCGTCATCGCTTATGTCAGCGAAAGTTGAAATGTTTTTAGTAACTGATTTTTTAGATGATATCGCATCTTGCCATAGCGGATCAAGTTCTAATGCTCCGCCCCAAGTCCAACTGCATCCATTAGTTAATAGTATCATGTTACTTTAAAAAAATGCTCACTTTATAGTCCACGGTAGCGAATCGCTTTCTAAACCCAGCAGCCGGGTGCCCTACGCAACTAGTGCGGTCCTAAGGGTGTTTATAATCTTTTGTTGAATTTTTTATAAAAATTAAGATAAAAATTTATATTTTGTTCTTTTTGTGTAGTATCAAGAAATATACTTTCCACATAATCAAACATCTGTTCAGTTTTTGTATTTACAAACTCTGGAAATTGTTCTTTAAAGTATTTATAATGAATTTTTTGAGAAGGATGCCCATCTATTCTATTATTTTCGTCTTTCCATAATAAATGCTTATCTTTATCTTTAATAAGTAGTAACCATAAATGAAATGACATATCATTTTCAGTTAAATCAACTATATCTTGAGCCATTTCTATTCTATTTTTATTTAAATTATATTGATATCCATCATCGGCCCCATTTTTATTTTTTAAGAAATATGTATTATCCATACCCATTAAAATCTTATGAGGTATGTTTTTACTTTTTAACAAACTTTTTATTGTTTTAGCAGCAATCCAAGATGAGTAAACTGCCCAAGTATCATTCCACATGTTTTTTAAAAGCCAATCAGTCTTACTATCTTTTGTGGAATCATAGTATGTGTATAAGTCACCTTTAGTATTCCAATTATTATCCTCATCTAAGTAAGAAAATCTATTGAAACCTGTTATCATTACAATTACATAGTCAGTTTCGGAATTTAATGAGAATCTGTCATCTGCTTCTATCAATGAATTCATTATAAATGTATTGGATGCTCCACCTTGTGCATAGTTATAATATTCATCAAAATTAGAACCTACATAATCCGCCCATGTAGCACATGAATAATGAGTAAGGCTACAACCAAATGCAAAACATCTAGTTGTCATTATTACCAAGAACTTTCTTTAAGTTCTAATGCATATGTATCAAATCTTTTCAATCTAGCCAAGAATTCATTAGTTTTTTCAGTAACTACGCCGGTCAATTGAAATGTAACTCTGGGATTATGTCCTGCGTTAGCAGTAGAGTGAGGTACGTTCATCCAATCAAATGTAGTAACATCTCCTGCACGCCATTGTTGATGATTGTAGTTACCGTAACTCCAGAAATGACCTTGCTCCCAATCAGTTAATGCAATTTGAATACGCATTACTCGCCATGGCTCATTGGGTGCCCATTTTTGTAATTTGTCTAAGTGTAAGTTCCATACTTCCCCTGGCATCTGTACATGAATACGTTCCATACAATCATCAAGTGCAAACAAATCACTAATCTTTTTTAGATTAGGAGTTATCTCCCAATTCAGGTGAGTTATTTGATAATCAGTACCATAACCAAATCTGTCCAAATCAAAATCTTCACTTGCTAATTCTTCTTCTGGTCTGGCTTTACCCACTTTACCACGTGTTCGCCACGTTGCTGGTTTAGCTGTTTCTACTGCATGTTTTACATCTTCAGTATAATCAGCTATAATTTTACCTAATTTGATTACTTTATCAAATTGTGGATCATTTTTAAAGTTATCAAAATGATACTTACTTTTTTGTTTACTTTGGTCCCAACTGCTTATCATATTACTGTTACCCTTACGTCTGATGCCCCATAATTCTGTTGATATTCAACTGGGGGCTGTTCTATATTTAACATATTACAGAGCATGGTATTATTTAATGGGTTTTTATTTGAGTATTTCATAGTAGCACTAACTATACCTGCATTTTGTTCTTTTATGATGTTAGCCATTGTACGTAAATCTACATAATACTTGTCATACTTTGGATATGTAATAGTGAAATGTCCGCACTTTACCCACCATCCTAAACATGCATCATCAGGACGATGTACAAGAATGACAGGACAATCAGGCCAACATGCTTTTAAGAAATCAATATTGTTAGCAAAGATATGACTCTTAATGATACGCACACCTTCACCAGTAAATGCACTATTGAATATATCTTCTAGTGCATCTTTGCTTAGTGTAAACAAATCAGGAGGCAAATCAAACTCCATGCCAGGATCAAAGTATGCACCTAAATGCATTAGTTCCATCTTACCGCTAGCATCATGGTGATATGTGCGTTCATCACTGTAATCACTTTGGTCTAGGCTAGGGCTGTAATAGATGTTCTTAACTACGCTGCTCCATTTAGAGCCTGGAGCGCCGGCTACGAATATATATTTCATAATTTATTAATTAAATCTAGTATGTATTTTCTAGTGTGACGATTAACTTCACGTTCTGGATGCCAACCTACACATAACATTCTAGTTGATTTATTTAATGTTAATTCTATTACCCCAGAAGAATCTTGTTGTAATACTTCAAAACCAGGAGCTACTTTATCTATCATAATGCCATGATGACAAGTAACTTCAAACTCAGATAATTGTACTTTTACACCGTCGTATGGGTTTTCCATACGTACATGAGTACCACCTGATATGTAATTTATAAAGTGCGATCCTCTACATATACCAACTACCGGTATACTTTTATCCCAGCATGTTTCAATCAACTTCTTTTCATACTCATCACGCAATGGGTAATGATTGTCACGCCATGTTTTGATGCCGGGCATATCATTACCACCTGCTAATATAACTAAGTCTAAGTTATCAACATAACATTCAGTGTCATGGCAACTTAATGGTATGATTCTATGTCCTTGTAGAAAATCATACCATTCGTGATTGAGTGCCGCATGCCACGTATCACGCAGCTTGCGGGTCATTTCCATACTTATACCAATGTTCATTCTGGTTTAATCTTTGCTGCAAAGGGTTGCCATTGCTGACGTAGTTTACGCATACTCTCACGTATACCTTCTGCACTATGCTCACTTGGTGTTATGAATATATAGTTTTTGTCAAATTGTTCTTTAGCCTCATTGCTACGAATAGCAGGAATAAAGTTTTCTTTGTACCATTGTTGTACATCAGGTGGAGTACCTTTTGGTAGCATTAAGTTCCAGCAAGCATATACATTTAAGCCGGGTATGTAATCTTTCATCAATGGAACTGTTTCTAGACCTGGCATTTTGACTTCACCGGCTAGTCCAATAAGTTTAATTTTACCTGCTTGTACCATTGGTGCTCCAACTGCGATAGGGAACACACCAAACTCTACGTGTCCACCCAACACATCTTGCATTGCTTGTGCTGGGCCTTTATACAGTATAGTCTCAACTGTATCTTTTGTAGGTTTTACACCTGCTACAAAGTATTCAACTGCTAACTTATGTGCAGCACCACCTACAGCAAATGTAATTGGACGCTTACCTGCACGTACCTCTGAAATGAGTGTTTGCGGCGTATCAATTGTAGTAGATGTTCTAGCATAAAATGCTAACGGGCTTTTACCTATATTAGCAACACCTTCCCATGCCATTGCATCAAACTTTACAGTGTCTGGATACCAAATTTCTGCTGTTACGAATGTTGATTGACAGCTTGGCATAGCAACGTGATGCCCATCAGCAGGTAATGTGTTGAAATAGGTCATGCCTATGTTGCCGTCTGCTCCGGGTTTATAATCGGGTGCCCATTTAAATGATGGGTTCTTTTCTTCTACAATTTTTGCTACTATGCGAAAACTGATTTCATTTCCAGCGCCTGGGCCATTTGGAAATATAACTGTGATTGGTTTAGTTGGTTGCCATGCAAAAGCTAACATGGGCACTAGTAATAGTAATGATAAAAGTTTTTTCATTGTCATCTCCTTATATAAATATTAACAACTAGTAATATTTATTCCATATTACAAGAAAAAATATTAAATTAACAAAAAAATCATATGAACACAAAAATTTTTAACTTAATCAAAGAAAATTTACAACTTGCTTTTAATTTACCCAAGTATAGTAAAATTTCTATTACTGAGGATACTGTTGTAGATGAGTTACCCTGGACACCTGCACGTTACCGAAAATTCAAAGATGCAGTGGAAGCTGAACTTAGTTTAGATTGTGACTACCGCGGGTCATTGCGTAATATAGTAGCAGATTTATCTGAACGTTATATATTGCGTTTCTTTAGTGAAATATGGAAACCTCGCACCGGTGACTATGAACATACTGGTTGGGAACTTGCTGATGAGATTAACAAACTCAATCCAGAGAAAGTATTAGATGTTGGTTGTGGATATCATCCATTCAAAGGTCGTATA